TTAAAGTGTACAAGCGTAACTCAACTGGTGCAACTGCAATTACATCAAGTGCAGTTACAACACAAGCATCAAGTGGCAGTATTACATTTACACTTGCAGAATCAATTGTCGGAAGTGCGGTATTAGGTAGTGCAATAACAGTAACTGGTACAGCAACTGGCGCGGCAACAGACGCAGATGTTATTGCAGGCGCAATTAATAATGCGGCAATGACTAACGTAAGTGCAAGTGTTGATAGTTCAAATAGAGTTGTAATTTCACACTCAAAAGGTGGTGATTTTAGAATTAAAGACACAAGTGGACATTTAGCAGAAATTGGGTTTAGTACAGTAGATACTACACACTTATATGCGGCTCCAGCAGGTGATACGGCTAGTGACTTTGTTGCTTCAAACTGGAAAGTATTGGCAGCAACTAACGGTTCAAGTGCTCCAACTGCATTAGCAGTAGATGGTACACTTTGGTATAATAGTATTGTTGACGAAGCAGACCTTATGATTCATAATGGTACTACTTGGGTAGGTTATCAAGATGCAACTAGTCCTTACTATGCAGTAAGTGCAGGTGATAAAACTGATCCAGCAGGACCAATTGTAAGTGCTACAAAACCAGTTGCGCTTACAGGACAATCAGATGGTACAGCATTGAAAGATGGTGACGTTTGGATTAACACTACAAATATTGACAAGTATCCAGAGATTTATCGCTGGTCACATGCCAAGCAAATTTGGAGTTTATTAGACTCAAGTGATCAAACAACAAGTGAAGGTGTACTATTTGGTGACGCACGTTGGTCAACATCAGGTGCTAACAGTTTAGAAGCAACGATTCCGGACTTACTAACAAGTAACTTCTTGGATGCAGATGCTCCGGATCCAGCACTATATCCAAAAGGTATGATACTGTTTAACACACGTAGAAGTGGATTTAATGTTAAGAAATTTGTACGCAATAGTATTGATGTTAACGCAGACAACAAACGTATGGCTGACGCGGCAATGCTTGCTTACTATCCACACAGATGGGTAACTGAGTCAGCAAATAATGTAGATGGATCAGGCAAATTTGGTCAATCAGCACAGCGAGCAGTTGTTGTACAATCAATGCAAGCAATGCTTAACAGCAACCAAGACATTCGTGATGATGAATCAAGAGTGTTTAACTTAATGGCAACACCAGGATATCCAGAATTAATTGGCGAAATGATTAGTCTAAATAACGATAGAGGCTTAACAGCATTTATTGTAGGCGACTCACCAGCAACACTAGATTCTAGTGCAACTTCAATTAATGAATGGGGAACAAATGTTAACCTAGCAGTTGAAGACAATGCTAATGGATTAACAAGTAGAGACGAATACTTAGGTGTTTACTATCCATGGGGCTTCACAAGTGATAATGCAGGTAACAACGTTGTTGTTCCGCCAAGTCACATGATGCTACGAACTATTGCACTAAGCGATCAAGTTTCGTTTCCATGGTTTGCTCCAGCAGGTACAAGACGCGGAGGTATTACTAACGCAACAGCAACAGGATATATTGATAACGAAGGCGAATTTGTTTCAATTGCACTAAACGAAGGACAGCGTGATACGTTGTTTGGTATTAGTGTAAATCCAATTACGTTTATTACAGGTGCAGGACTTGTTTGTTTTGGTCAGAAGACTAGAGCAAAAAATGCAAGTGCATTGGATCGCGTTAACGTAGCAAGACTTGTTATATACATGCGTAGCCAACTTAATAAACTTGCTAAGCCTTATATCTTTGAGCCAAATGATAAAATCACACGTGATGAAATCAAAAATGCGGCAGAAAGTTTAATGCTTGAGTTAGTTGGTAGTAGAGCACTATATGACTACATTGTAGTATGTGACGAATCTAACAATACTCCTAGTAGAATTGATAGAAACGAACTATACTTAGACATTGCAATTGAACCAGTTAAGGCAGTAGAATTTATTTATATTCCATTACGCCTTAAGAATACAGGGGAAATTGCAGGATTATAATTCAATAAATGAGCCCCTGAAATACGGGGCTCATAATTGATAAATACTTGTAACAGGAGCAACACGATATGGCAATTTCCACACTCTCAAAAATTACAGTTCCACTAGCGAGCGATAGTAGTTCATCAACACAAGGTTTGTTGATGCCAAAACTACAGTATCGCTTTAGAGTGACACTTGAGAACTTCGGTGTATCAACACCAACAACAGAACTTACGAAACAAATTATTGATGTAACACGCCCAACAGTAAATTTTGAGGAATTAGAAATTCCAATTTACAACAGTAGAGCGTACTTAGCAGGACGTCCTACTTGGGAACCAATTACATTAAATTTACGTGAAGATGTTAACAACAATGTACAAAAACTAGTTGGCGAACAACTTCAGAAACAATTTGACTTTTTTGAACAGTCAAGTGCGGCATCAGGAATTGATTACAAATTTGTAACAAGAATTGAAATCTTAGATGGTGGTAACGGAGCAAACACTCCAAACGTATTAGAAACTTTTGAATTATATGGTTGCTTTATCCAAAACGCAAACTATAACACATTAGCATACAGTTCAAATGAACCAGTTACTATTTCATTATCATTGCGTTACGACAACGCTATTCAATCACCAGTAGGTGAAGGAATTGGTACAGCAGTAGGTAGAACTATCAACAGTCTAGTAACAGGCGGTGGCGGAGCCACATAATAATAGTAACAACTATTATATTGCCATAGTATTCAAAAAAGGGTGGCCCTAATAAGGTTGCCCTTTTTTATTTTATACGCACTTTTCTTTATAGGATAAATATTTGTATGGCAAATATACTTAACGGATTCTTAAATAATGTTCTACAGGGTGCTTCTAACCCTAAGGGCAACCTCGGTGACTATCAACATGCTTCTCGATTATTTGTCGACGACGGCATGCGACTTGCACCAAAGACAAAATTTCTTTACCATGTTGTATTTGAACTAAGTGATAATGCTCAAAAGATGGTACCACAGTTAGATCAAAGACACAAACAAGAAATTAATATGCTTGTTAAGCAAGCAGACTTACCAAAGTTTAGTGTACAAACTTCAACTAAAAATATGTATAATCGTAAAAAGAATATGCAAACAAGTATTGAATATGATCCAGTAAACATTACATTCCATGATGATAATATGGGATTAACAACCACATTAATGGAAGCATATTATAGATACTATTTTAGAGATGGCAACTATAACTCATTAGGCGCGGCAGCACCATATGCTCCGCGTAATACATATCAAGGCCCGCAAACACAAAATTTTAGATATGGTTTAGACAACGATCATAAAACTCCATTTTTTAACAAAATTACAATCTATCAAATGGCAAAACATAGTTATTTAGGATTTACTTTAGTTAATCCGTTAATTACAGGGTTAACACACGATCAAGTAGATAGTTATGATAACAGTACGCCATCACAGAATCAAATTAGTGTAGCATACGAAGCAGTGTTTTATGATCAAGGTAGTACTAAAGCAGGAGCCCAGGGTGAGCCTGCAGGGTTTGGTCAAGACCATTATGATAATATGCCAAGTCCTATATCGTTAGAAGGTGGTGGAAAGTTAGGACTTGGTGGCACTATAGGTGGCGCATTGGACCTATACGAATTCATTGCTAGTGGCGGAGCATATAACAATCCATTACTTACAATTCTACAAGGCGCCCAATTACTCGGCAATGTTAGAAACTTATCTAAAGAAGGAATTCGACAAGAAGGATTTAATATTCTTACAGGTGCGCTAGGACAAGCAACAGGCACTAATGTTAGCGGAGTAGCACAAGCATTTTTCCCTAAGAATAGCGGCAACGGTGGTGGCAAAGATTTACTTCTTGCAGCAGCCGGTGTAGGAATCGTATCAGCAGTAACAAGCTCTAACAATTCTCTTAAATCTGACCCGGCAGCATTAGGCAGTGCAAGACAAAGACAAGCAATTAAAAATCATCAACTGCTTCGCGGTAGTAGCGCAGCCGAAGCTAAAGCAAATTATGAAGCAACTAAAAACGACCCGGCAGCAATGGCCGCAATAGATGCTCAATTAGGATTATAAATGAACAATAGTAGTTTACCAGTACCTTCACAGTCAAACGATCAACGAGTAACTTCTTTCTTTGACAAGTACTTTACTCAAACATTAGAGTTTGCATCTAATGATGTTGACGCAGTTGTAGGTTTTTTTACAAAGCGTGGATTTGATGAAGCCGCAGCTATTAGCACAGGATCTATTCTTTTGCAACAAGCTAAAATAGACGGCATCAAAATATTTACATTATTAGATACACTTAAAGGGTTTGATGAAGTAAAGCTAAGTGCAGTAGTAGCAGAAGTATTAAATTATAATAGACTGTCTACTAGTGTACTTGGATTTAAAAATACAACAGCAACCAATACTTTGGAAAAACGAAATATAGCGGTATAATATGTCTAGGTATGCGCAGGGCAAATTTAATCCTAAAAATCCAGAAAAATATATAGGCGGCAAAGTACCAACATATCGTTCAGGTTGGGAATTTCAATTCATGAAATTCTGTGATGAAAATCAAAGCGTTACAAATTGGGCAAGTGAAGCAATACGTATTCCGTACCGTAATCCATTAACTGGCAAGCATACTATATATGTACCAGACTTCTTTATTGCATATGCAGATAAAACTGGTAAACAGTTTGTTGAGCTTATCGAAGTAAAACCGTATAATCAGACTTCTTTAAAAGAAGCCGGTCGTAGCAAGCACAATCAATTACATGCAGTAGTTAATCAAGCTAAGTTTGAAGCTGCTAATGCATACTGTAAACAAAACGGTATTAAATTTCGTATTGTAACTGAACGAGATATTTTTCACAGCGGCGGCCGCTAACGTACTAAATAAGTGTGTATATTAAGGATACCGTCTACATGACAAAAAAACTTGAAGAACTTTTAAATTTACCTGACTCTAAAGATATAGTCAACGATGCAATAGTAGAAGAAAAGAAAACAAAAGCAGAAAGTATTGCATTAGAGCAACACGAAACTATGCGTGACATTGCGGAGTTTGACAAGATTACTGCTGCACTTCCTAGTGTAAAAGGATTAGGTGAAAAAGCAGATGCCGAACTTAACGACATAGCAGCAAGAGCATTGCAAAGCTATGACGACTTAATGGATCTAGGTATGAACGTAGAATCACGTTATGCTAGTAGAGTATTCGAAGTAGCAGGCAGTATGCTTAAAACTAGCTTAGATGCTAAAACTGCAAAGTTAGATAAAAAATTAAAAATGATTGAATTGCAACTTAAAAAACAAGCAATTGATCAAAAAGCAAATCCGAACGTAGATGGCGATGTAGTAAACGGCGACGGATATGTTGTAACAGATCGCAATAGTTTACTCGAAAAACTTAAAAACATGGATAAATAACTATAACAGGGAACACATGTCATGAAATCATTTAACGAATTTTTAACCGAGTCTGCAAAGACTTACAATTTTAAGATCCGAGTAGCTGGAGTATTGCCAGAAGACTTTGTAGATCATATGAAGTCTAATTTAGCAAAGTACGAAGTAATAAAACTTAGTGCAGGCAAAACTACACCAATTATGGAAAAGCCATTAGACTTTCCGCAGTTACAAAATATGGAAGTTACTCATTACGAAGTAGAATTAAAGTATCCAGTTACTGCACATGTGCTTGAACATTATCTAGTTGACAATTGTAGTGTTTCGCATAGTCACTTTATTGTACGTGGCGAAGGCGATCCTGTTGAGATGCAACAAGCAGAAAAAGATAATAAGCCATACGAAGCAGTACTTAACACAGAAGAGCTAGGCGGCGAAAGTGCCCAGGAAGAAGTTGGCGATGCTCGTATAATGAGCTTGTTAAAAGAGCTAGAAGTTGCTCGTAAAGAACGTGCCATTGATCCAATGGAAGCCGCTCCTAAAGGCAAAGTAGCATGAGTGATATTAGAAAATTAATGGACGCAACCAAAGGTTATAGTGAAGTTTCGCAAGAGGTTCAAGAAGGATGGTTTTCTGATAAAGTTGATAGTGTATTAAATAAATTAGGCCTAGGTAAAGAAGAAAAAGCTGAAGTTATAACAACAGTTGAAAAAGCAGCTGAACAAGTTGGCGCCGATACCTCAGCAGATGCCCCAGG